AATTAATGAAGTGTTAGACGAAGCTTTAAAACATGATGTTGATTACTGTATTGTACAGTCTGTTGGGCATATAATTAAGGATGTTTCATTCTTCAAATTTATTGAACGCTGGATTAAAGAACAAAATTTTTTTGTTACTGGTCATATTATGGACAAAGCAAAAAAGAATAAAAATAACCCAGAAGGATTAAATGGTTATTACGGATTACACAAACAGTGTCTTTTAGTTAATTTAAAATACTATGAAAAGTTTGATAAACCTGTTTTTGGAGTTAAAACTACAAAAGAAGAGTTTGTAGTTAAAGCTGATAGACATATAAAAGATATACATGATGACTACACACCTCTATCATTGAGACCTACAGAAGAACTAACAATATGTACGCCTCTAGTAGATGGGTGGAATTTTATAAACGTGAGTTTAGCAAATGATTTGACTGTATACAACTTTCATCCAAAAATTAGAGAATCAAAAGAATATATCTACCCAACTACTAGTGCTGCAGATCTTGAACATCAATTATCTTGGATAAACAATATTGTGAGTTTTGCCCCTAAATGCGTGTTCTTTTGGAATACAGAAAATTATGTTGATTTAGATTATATTAAAATAGATAAACCTATTAAAAAACTTTATTCTGTAGCCGCAAGCTTTAAACCTAACATGATTCTTAATCGTTTTGGTTTTAATGAAAACACAGAAATAATCTATTATGATTATAGTAAACCTGCATTAGCTTTTAAAAAACTATTGGTTTCTCAATGGAACGGGGAAGATTATCCAGCATTCCTAGACTGGGCAGTCGCAAAGTATAAGATAGACGAAACAGGCGGTAATGAAACCCAGCATCTTACAAGACGAGAGCTGTGGGAAAGAGAAATTAGCTGGTGGGGATCAGAAAAAGCTATCAAAGAACATTGGGATCAATATAAAAATCTTAAGCATTCTTATATTCATTGTGATATATGCGAAAACCCAGAGAAGCTAACATCAAGTATCACAGACGAAGATGGAGCAGTTATTTGGTGGAGTAATGCTTTTCATACGGTAAATGCACAGTACATGAGAGGTCTTTCTGGAGTCAAAGAATGTTACGAAAACTGGTGTACACAAATAGAAGAAAAAAATCCTAACATCTGGATTTTAGGTAAAGATTATTTAGACAGACCTGTAGAAGGTACCGATATAAAGGACTATTTGTATGCTTACAATTCCGAAAACAATAATTGACTATAATTTTAAACACTGGGATAAATTAATATTCGAAGCTCACACAGACTATGATTTAGCTGATTGTGTAGATGCCCTTGCTATTAAAAGTGTAGATGGGACTATACACAACTTTTATAGAGAAGGGAAAACAGAACATCCACATGATTTTTCTTATACAGCTTATTATAAATTATTCAAACCTTTAGTAGATTACTTTAAAATTCGTACCACTAGAGTCAGAATACACAGACAACTTCCAGGCAACAACACACCACTACATACAGACGATAATAATGTAGGCATTAAAGACCCAGAAGAGTATAATTTAAGATTACTAACAGCATTAACCGAGAGCGAAGATTTTATTTATCAATTTGAAAACAACGGTGAGTTAGAACAGATCAAACTAAAACGAGGCCAATCTGTTATTTTTGATCCAGACGTTATAGCTCATGGTATGATAAATAACTCAAAAACCGAGACTAGGTATTCTTTAATACAGGTATTTAAAGCTTACCCTGTTACCCCTTGGCTAAAAGAATTTATTAATACAGAACAGATTATTACATTATGAATATTGATTTTGGAACTGCTTTTCATAAACCAAATGGAAATGCTGTAAAAGTTACAATTAATGAATTTAGAGAAATACTTTATCTACATATTCGTGAATATGCTATGGATGGAGATACTGGACAATGGTACCCAACTAAATCTGGGTTTTCTATACCAGCAGATGAAGTAAGTTCTCTTATCCCTCTATTAGAAGACGCAAGTAAAGCGGTTGCCCAACGATACGTTTGGAATAACCAGCTTGAATTAGAATTGGAGTAAATAATGAGCGTTAAAGCTTGGAATGACGAACAAGAATCAGAATTAATTAAACTATATACTGAAGAAAACCAAAAAGATGTATACGAATTAGCTTCACACTTCTCAAAAGGTTATAGAAGTGTTATAAGTAAATTAGTTCAATTGAAGATTTATGAAAAACCTGAATTAGAAGAACAAGATCGTTCTTTAACTGTTAAAGTAATGCTTCGTGAGCTAGAAGAAATCCTAGAGATAGAAGTTGAAGGTGTTAATCTTAATAAAAAAGAAAATCTTCAAAAACTTCTTAATGCTATTAAACAAAAGGTTAGCTAATGGCTGCAAAAAAGAATCGAAACAATAAAGTATGGATGATTCCAGAAGGCGAAAAACGTGATTCAGCTTCTTATCATTTTATTCATGCTAAAACCTTAACACAACTGCGTAATGCACAAAAATTACGTATGCGTAAATATCACCCTAAACTTCGCCAACATGTTTGGTTTGTTGAAGCAAAAATGCCACCGCACTCAAAATAGGAGATAGAATGTCTGATTATGAAACTTTTGAGCAAATGCTTGATAGAAAAACAAAAGAAGAAGAGGTTGAACGAAAACGCAGGATTGAAAATTCTCGCTCACATCACGATATTGTAGATATGTATGAATTGAAAAAGATCTATGAGTCTCCAGACGGGGGTAAAACTATTTATGAACGTAATTTCGGAGAAACTGCTCGTAGAAAAATATCTTCATCACCAGAAGAACAAAAAATTAGAGATTATCTAAATCGTGACGTAGATATGGTAAATCACCCACCCCATTACAATAAAGGTATTGAAACTACAACCTACATTGATTCATGGGAAATGGGTTTTTCACAAGGTAATGTTGTAAAATATGTTACTCGATACAATCTTAAACACGATACCAAAGAAAAACAACTTGAAGATCTTAAAAAAGCTCGTTGGTATCTTGATGATTTAATTAAGATGGTAGAAAACTCTTAAATAAATTAAATTTACATGAAAAATAAGTCAGATGATAATTTAATTAAGATGGTTAAAGATGGATAGGTATACAAAAAATTTAGATAAATTAATAAGAACATACCAAAATAAAATAATCTTTGTTAGTTTTGCTCCACACTACGCTGGACACGCCGTAAGAAGAATAATATCAGCTTCTCCAGAAGTATACTATCCAAATGATCCTATCAGATACCCCGATAATTTAGAAGGATTTACTGCTCATGATTCGGAAAACGATTGGCAAAAGATGTTTCTAATGCAACACTTAGCAGCTTGCCATGAGGACGACTTACTTGAGTACCCACCATATAGTTTTCATGATGTCCTTAACCTCTATAAAGTAATTAAGAAAATAAATATGATTTGCGTTTTAACTCATGATCTTAATATTCACGATAAGTTTCAAAATTTAGTTGTTAGAGTGGTAGGCAAAAAGCCAAAGAGAAGTGTGCACATGCCCGATCTTAAAATTCCTCAGCATGTTGATATAGTATATAGAAATAATGTTATTAATCTAAACATTAATAATTTGATGTCTCAAAATTATAATGAATTTGAGACGGAATATTTGAATCTCTGTAGTAAATTAATTATTTTTCCCCAAATAAACTCTGTAAGAGCTTTTATACTTTTATGGTTAGAAAAACAAGAAAGATTAGCAAAGTTTTTAAATGAATCATAAGATACTTAATAAGATTGAGAAAATGTTTCAAACCTCTCCTCAACTTTTAAGAGATAATAAAAAATTAATACAAGCTATTCGTGGTATATTTAATGTTGATATCGATGATGTAACTTTTACTAATGTAGGTGAATTAGTAAATAAGATTGATGAAAAAGTTTTATCTAAATATTTTAATGAGATTTGGCAATCTAGAACAAAAACATATAAATACTCTGGACTATCTATCGTTCAAGAAATTAATTCATTAAACCCAAGGTCTGTATTAGATATAGGATGCGGCTATAACGAATTTAAAGGTAAAATATATAACCTTATTGGTATTGATCCATATAATAACTGTGCTGACATCAAAGTTCCTCTCTTAAAATATGCTACTAACGAAAAATATGATGTTATTATAGCATTTGGCAGTATAAACTTCGGTTCTACAGATAAGATATTCTCAGAATTAGAAAAAGCAGTTTCTCTTGCAGCAAGAAACGGTAAACTGTTTTTCCGGGTCAATCCAGGATTGTCACACGAGCCGCCAGAATCTAACTGGATTTCGTTTTATCCATGGTCAACTAACTTTATAATTAATTGTGCTGATTATTTTGGGGTTGACATTCTCGATATAAAAAGTGATAATAATGGTAGACTTTATTTCGTTTGGTCGAAACCAGGTGATTAACATATAATTTAGCAACGCTCTATCGGAAGTTCGTTAAATTTTTCAATCCGTGCTCGCAAGGGCATGGGTTTTTTTATGGAGACTATAATGGATTTATTTCCTCTTTTTGCTCCTTCTATGGGAATTGCAATTTTAGGTGCTTATGGGATTTTTGCTCTTGCTCTTACATATTGGTTTTCAAGAGGGTATAATGATTCTAAAACATCGTTTTTAGTTGCTCGTCGTGAGCTTAATACTTTTCAAGGTAGTTTATCAGTAGCTGCCGCTTGGCTTTGGGCTCCAGGGTTGTTTATTTCTGCTCAACAAGCTTATGTAAACGGTCTTGTTGGTCTTTTCTGGTTCTGCCTTGGTAACTTTTTAACACTTGGAGCGTTTGCTTATTTTGCTAAACAAATTAGAGAGAGTGCTCCAGAAGGATTTACCTTTTCGGGATACCTTAAAGATCGTTTTTCAGGTAGAGTTCAAGGCTTATTTGTTGTTGAAATGATGATTCTTGCAACCTGTGCTTTTGCCATCAATCTTTTAGCTGGTTCAAAAACTATAGAAGTTTTAACTGGTATTAATTACAATCTTGCTACTTTGTTAATGGCTGGTGTAGCCATTCTTTATTCATTTAGAACTGGACTAAAAGCAACTGTCATTACAGAAATTATTAAAATCTGTGTGGTTTGGTTAGGTGCTATTATTCTTGTGCCTTGGGCTATCTCATCCGCAGGTGGCTGGGATGTAGTTGTCGCAGGTCTTGGAGGGCGCACAGGTGAGGGAGCACAAATTTTTGGAACTCCATTTGCTTGGGGTATCTTTACAGGTTTTGGTGCCGCCGCCTTTTTAGGACATATGGGGGGTCCTTGGGGAGATAACTCCTTTTATCAACGAGCCTTTTCTATTAAAACTAAGTCAATTATTCCATCATATATAATTGCGTCATTTGTCTTTATTGTAATCCCAATTCTAATGGGAATACTAGGGTTTCTTGCTGCAGGATTAGAACTTGGAATTCCAAATAACATGGTTGGTACTACTAATGCCATTGTAATCGGAACACTTTTGCCACCAGTAGCGTCTATCTTTTTTGCATTTATGATTTTTGCCGGCCTTGTAGCAATTCTTGATTCTCAATTTGCTTCTGTAGCGAACATGACAGGACATGATTTGTTCAATAAGTTTAAAGGTGGAACGGATGATCAAGCTATAATTAACTATGCAAGAAGAGGAATGATTGCACTTGCAATTTCTGGTTTAGTAGTAGCTAATATTCCTGGAATGCAACTTGTATACCTTTTCCTATTTTTTGCTGTTCTAAGAGCAGCTGTATGGTTGCCATCAATGATTTCATTGGTAAAACCACACTGGATTACAGAACGTGGTATGTTTTGGGGCATCTTACTACCAGCTACAGTAGGAGAAATTTTGTTTGTTGCTGGAAAACTGGGTTATACTGATACAACTTTTATGGGAACCTTGATTGCAATCTTTGGTTCACCTATTGCAGCGTTAATTATTAGTAAACTGGATGCCAAATAAAAAGCTACTTATCTTAACAGGACCACAAGGTTCAGGTAATCATCTGTGGTCTAAAATCTTTGCGCTTCACCCAAAAGTTTTTGGGTGGAGTGCTCTTTTAGATACCTATTGGATTGGTCATCATAATGAACCTTTTTCTTTATATTGGAAAAATCCAGATCTACTGCATGCTTTTGATTGGGATAAATCAAACTATTTTGTAACCTCAATTTCATGTCCTTATATCTACAACAAAAAACCTAATATTCCAAATTATTTTGAATTCTTTAATATAGCAAGACTGTATTGTGATACTACCTTTGTAATTATTGGAAGAGATAAAAACATTCTTGAAAAACAAGAGGAAAGAGTTAGAGGTGAGAAAACCTACGACAAGCTACTTCAAGAAATTAAAAACATCAGATATACTGATAAAATGTTTGTAAGCACAGAGTTACTTTACTTGTATAAACAAGAATACCTAAAAACATTAAATAACTTCTTCCCAGTTGATTATGAAAACCCTATTATAGATATAATACTTGAGATTGATGAAAATAAAAAATATATCAACTCTATATCTCAACAACCACTTGATTTATTAGTCAAAAAAGCAAGCGACGAATCTTAAGTAACTTATTACTTTCTTAATACTTATTTTTCAGATAATATCTATATATGAATTACAAAGAACTCAAACAACTTATCCAAACTCATAATCATGCTTATTATGACATGTCTGCGCCAACTATTTCAGATGGCGAGTATGATCAATTGTATGACAAACTTGAAGCGATAGAAAAAGCGCAAGGTTGGCGTGACCACGATTCTCCAACTCTTCGTGTAGGCGGATCTGCAGGTAAAATTACACATCCATATAAACTTTACTCACTTCGTAAGATTTATGAAGGTGAAGAAGAAGTTGAACCTTGGATGGATGTTATACTTCCAAAAATTGATGGGTCTAATCTAACTTTAGTTTATCGTAGAGGTAAGCTTAAGCTTGCAATTACTCGTGGTAATGGAGAACAAGGCGAAGATGTGACACACCTTGCAGAATGGATTAAAAATGTTCCACACCGTATTGATACACAATTCGATGAAATCGTTGTAAATGGCGAGTGTGTTACAGATAATCAGGTTGAAAACTTTAGAAATTACGTATCAGGCGCATTAGGCTTAAAATCTGCGCATGAGTTTAAAGACAGAAATATAAATTTTATCGCACACGATTGGTTAGGAGTCGATATGGATTACTTGCCTCGTATGAAAGTTTTAACAGGGATGGGGTTCTTTACGGTGCTTGAAGATCGCGCTTGGGAATACCCACAAGACGGTGTAGTGTATCGTGCAAACTCATATGCTAAATCACAACAACTTGGATACACTTCAAAATATCCAAGATTTGCTGTGGCTCTCAAAAAGCGTATGACTGAAATTGCAGTTACTACTCTACAAGATGTCTTGTGGGTAGTCGGTCGTACTGGCACTGTGAATCCTACAGGCGTTGTTGACCCTGTTGTGATTGATGACGCTACTATTTCACGTGTAACTCTACATAATATAGGCATTATAGAAGAACACAATCTTGGACTGGGTGATTTAATTCAGATTGAACGTGCTGGGGGTGTTATCCCAAAGTTTATTGGAGTTGTTCAACACTCTGAACACGGCATTAAGATTACCCAAAGTCATGTAGAACAGACTATTGGTCAGCAAACAAAGCGAGATGGTCCTCGACTTTTGGTTGCTGATAAGAATAATATTAACACATCAAAAGTTTTAGAACACTTTATCAAAACTATTGATATCAAAGGATTAGGTCCAGCTTCTGTTAAGAAGATGGGTCTGACACACCCAGTTGACATCTTTGAAAATCAAAACTGGGATTTACTTGGTGCTAATGGCGCCAAAGTCGAAGCTGAGATTGAAAGAACAAAAACCAAACCTTATGATATTGTTCTTGCTTCCCTTGGCATCCCTGGAGTTGGTAAATCTGCCGCTAAACTAATTATTAGTAAGATTCCAACGTTCAGAAATCTAAGAGACATTGAAACCACAGAAATAAAAGGTATTGGCCCTTCTACTGTTGATTCAGTTTTGTCTTGGCTCGACGAAAACGAAGAGTGGGTAACAACTTTACCTCTTCAACTTGAACAGAATGTCACGGTTGAAGAAACAATTGGAACTCCCGCTCGAAAAGTATGTATTACAGGTAAGCTGGATATGACAAGAGGTGATCTTGCAGATCGTCTCGAAAGCAAAGGATTTAAAGTAATATCAACAGTCACAAAAGATTGTTATGCTCTTATTACTGGAGGAGATACTACCTCTTCTAAATATAAGCGTGCTGTTACTCTTGGCGTAACCATTATTGATTATTGGTCAAGCCAAAAAGATGTGTTAAGCGGTGATTTTTAATAAAAACAAAAATAACCAACTCACCAAAA